TGGGGCGTTAGCGGCTACAGCAGCGGGCGGGCGCGGCGCGAATCTACTGCTCAATAGCAAGACTGCGCGAAATGCAGCGTTAGGCAATCCCATTAGGCGCTTGGCTTCTCCTACCGTTCCGGCGGTAGCTTATCGTTCGGCCCCGGTTTTAGCGACTGACCAATGAAGCCGCGATACAAGCCGTACACGAATGCCGCCAGCACAAAAACAGCGGCTTTCCAGAACTTAAATTGAATAAAGTCCATTTTATTAAGGGTAGATCATGGCGGTAAAGCAACCAGGTTATTTTAACTTACAGGAATTCACTGATATCGGTGAATTGATGGTTGGCGGGCGATTGTATACCTATTTGACCGGGACAACGACACACGCCACGATGTATACCGATGCTGCTGGCGCGGTAGCGCATACTTACACCAGCGACGGTATCGGCGGGCAATACATCGCGCTTAATGCCCGCGGCGAGTTGCCCCAGCCGTTGTATATGACTACCGGGCAAAGTTACGACATTGCGCTGAAAACACCCGCCGGTGCGACTGTCTGGACACGTCGAGCCGATAGCGCCCTTGACCCGACTATCCCGACATTTACTCAACAAAAGCCGTATGTCATCACGGCTTTTATTTCAGGGGTGTCGGTCAATAATGTGTTAGTCATTCGCGCACCGTTTGGTTGTGCCGGAACGTTCCCTATCAATATGGAAGCGATAACCGGCATTGGGCAAAGTAAAGCGATTTCACAAGTTGCGGCAACGGCGCAAGCGAATTATGACTTTCGTGTCAATGATGTTTCAAAAGGGACGATTCGTTGGGCGGCGGCGGGTACTGTCGCAACCTTCGTTGGTTTCCCGGCGATTAGCTTCGCGGCGTCGGATTGGTTTTCCATTGTCGGGCCTGCAACCTTCGATACTACCCTTGCAAGCCTGGGGTTCACTCTTGTCGGACAGAGAACTTAATGCCTTACACTCGCAATGACTTTGAACTTACCCCGACTTTTCAGGTTGATCCGGCATTAGGCGAATCCGTTGTTGTCGGTGATTATTGTTATTTGCTTGCCGATAATGTCGGGCAAACGGATTTCTTATTGCGCATTATCGATGTCAGTAACCCGGCGGCTTGCGTGCAAGTCGGGTCATGTTCAGTAGTCGCGCCTACCGCGCCGACCGGTGTACGTCGCGCCAGCATCAACTTAGTGGTTGGCGGCAATTATGTTTACGTTTGCAACAACAATCGCGCCTTATCGTTGCAAAACACCAATATCGTTGTCATTGATGTTACCAATAAAGCCGCGCCGGTTAACGTCGGGCAAATTCCAGCGACATTGCCCAGCAACGATATTCGCGCTGAATACGCCGTTCCCATGCTGGTTCATAACGATTACCTGTTTATGCAAGGTGTCGGTACGGTAAATTCGAATACTCCGGCTTACATTAGAACGATTGATATTGCCACGCCAAGCACGCCCGCTATCGCCGGGAATTGGCAAATTGATGTGACTTACCCGGCTGTCTGGTATGCGGCGAGCATGAAAATTGTGAGTGATTATTTGTACGTCACGATTTATGACACTGCGAACGAAGCGCAAGTCGCCGATCCGCCTGATTTTGGCTATTCAACGTTTAATGGCTTTTGGGTTTTCGATATTTCCGATCCGGAAAATATTACCAAGGTCGGGACACTTAACTTATTAATCGCGGAATATTCTTATTTAGGTAATTTTATTCCGCTTAATAAATTTGCGCGTAGCGGTAATTATTTGTATGTGCCGAACGTAGACCGCGTGCAAATAGTGGATATTTCTACACCTACCGCGCCCTCGCTTCAGACTGAATATATCCCTTATGAATATGCCAATGTTCCTAACGGAGATGTGCCGTTTTACGTCCATGTAGACGGCAATAATTTATTCATCATGAACGCCGATAACGTTTTGGCAACAGCGACTAATTTTGAATTAAAGCGCTTTGATATCAGCAGTCCACTATCGCCGGTTTTTATCGAGACGATCATTATTGACAACACAGTTGTCCCCGGTGCAGAGCCATATGCTTATAGTGTCTCAGTGCAAAATAATAGTATTTATGTTTCCTGGGCAAGACCGGATGCTGAACCACCGGTAGGCTGGCTAACCATCCTTTCGGATTTCTCTGAATTCACGCCGGATACTAGCGGCGCATCAAGTTCGGCACTACGGCAGCTTTTTTACATTAACTCGTAACTGAGGTAAAGCAAAGTGGAAATCAAAAAACTTTGGAATACCTGGAGACATTCGATTGCGCTGCACGGCACGCTGGAAATTAAGATGGTTATGCCTATCAATAACGATGTTAAAAACATAGTCCAAATCGAGGCCGAAGAAGTAAACGTTGGTGAGAAAATAAAAATGCGAGGGTTAAATCACGATGGGTTGGAAATCTACGTAGTGATCGAATTGATCGGAAAAAAAGAACTCATCGAGCGCTATCACTTTGAGGTTAACAAGCACGTTGGAATTGTTATCAAGACGATTGATTAAATTATGTCCACTATCACGAACGAAGATTTGTCGAATGACCTAACTAAAATGCGCGAGCAGGTGCGTTATATCGTCGAGGAAATCGGCCATATACGCAGCAACGTCCAGCAAATCGGATTGCTCGATAAAACCATTGCGGAGTTAATGATCCACTCGCAAAACGCGCAAGTAGACCTGTCAAAGATATGGTCGCGCGTTGATGAAAATCGCGGTAGCGGTCAACTTCTCGATGCAAAAATAGATCGAGAAATAAAGATCGTGGATACCAAAATCGAGAAAATGATGTCTTCGTGGCGCGCCGGTGTCGCAGTCGCAACAATTTTACTGACGCTGTTCCAATCAATCATTGGCGGCTCGATCTACTGGATTTTTTCGCACGTCAGCGAGGGCGAGGTAGTTAATCGATTGCAGCAACAAAGCATAGAGTCGTTGCAAGAGTCTTCGCAATTTACAAAACAAAGGGACTGATTATGTTAGATGGAAAAAAGACGATTATTGCGGCGATATTTATTCTTGTCGATGCAATTTTGCGTGTGTTTGGCTTGGAGTTTCACCCGGAACAATTAATGATGTCCATCAATAACCTCGTCGAATTGTTTGCTGGTGTGATGGTGGTTGTTTTCCGCGTGTACGCCACGAAAAATATACTCAACCCAACAGTGAGTCTTCAATGAAAACGGCTATTTTATTGGTGCTATTGCTATCGGGCTGCGCGCAATATTCGGCGCTTACCCTAGGCGTTCGTGAGGTACGTTCGGAGGTCAAGAAAGAGGAATTCCGACTCGCCAAAGCCGCGCTTTGTAAATATCTCGATGTCGAAACCTGGTTTCAGGAATTCGGCACGAGTCCAGAAAAGTTGCAAGGGTGGATAGCGATTTGTCGAAGCCCTCTTGTCATAACGGAGATCAAATAAATGGCGTTACTTGAAGCTGTCAAACCGATCATCTTATTTGCCCAACAAATTAACGCCATTGATATTGCGTTGTTATTGGGCGTTGTCGTTGTAACGGTAATTGTGTTTCAGCATATCGATTAAACAATGGGGGTACTATGAATTTAATGACTTTGATCGTGACGTTAGTTTTTGTCGGCGTGTTGTTGTGGGTGGTCAACACCTACATCCCAATGGAAGAAAAGATTAAAAACATTCTCAACATCGTCGTGGTTGTTGCCGTCGTGTTGTGGGTGCTAACGCTATTTATTGACTTGCCACGAATCCACGTCGGGCGATAACAAACATGATCATCAACGGCACGAATCAACCCATTGTTGGTGTCCTTACACCACAAGCTAATATTTATTCGACGTATGACCGTTGGTCGCTTTGGACTTCATATTCACTCGTCGACGATGTTATCGCTATCGGCGCGCGCTTGTTCGACACCTATGCGGGCGGCATGAAGCCTTGGACTGGCGCTGTCGTGCCTTGGACGATGCATTTATATTCTATCGAGTCCGGCCAACGGGTTGTAGCAGTGACCTCGCCGGTTTTTACCACCATTGACGCATCATGGAAGCCAAGCGCGAAATCACTCAATCTTGCAGATGGAATTTACCACCTCGGATCGTCGCTCGAATGCACGCTCAACACTGCCTTCGTTGTGAGCAAAGGAAAAGTGCAATTGCCGGATGCAAAGAACATTCTGTTAGCGCCGCATTACTTCCCCGAACGCGATTACTGGCCGTTTAATTACGGATCAAAAATTGTGCCCTATAAAGGCGTGCGCAAGTCTGGCAACCTTAATGTTCCGTTGGTTAAATCAGCCGGGTTTACCACCAACATCGATCCGTATCAAGGTGCCGCTCAGGTGTGGTCACAACCTATCGCCGTGAGTTTCTCAAGCGACTATGACGGTATGTCACTGCCTACGATGACCCCGTGGGGCGGGCCGATCATGACCAACTATCATCGATACACCGAAAGCGATTATGACGGTCGCACGCCCTCATCTGTCGCGCGATATAAAAAACAATACGCGACGATCTTCGGCGATATGTCTCTGAACGACAGCAAATCGGGCGACGTTGAAACCGCTCAGCCTAAATCATTTGCATTTAAAGTTCTTGAGCGCCCGAATGGAGACTTGATATTTGGGTCGCCAATCGGTTCGGTGTGGGAGAAGAGCATTGAAACAGGGAAGTGCGAGACCTTCTACGGCTGGGAATCAAAAGACGGTGCGCCCAATACGCGATGCGCATCTGCTATTGATGATCCTAAAGCCCGTCACGACTGGGAAGCGCAGTATTTTAATTTTGTCGCGGACGATCCTGTTAACGCGCCCCGCATTGATCGTGCTTGGGATATGTGCTGGTCACCCCTTGATAACGAGCCGGATGTTATTTACGTCGCCGAGCCGTGGAAATCATCTATCGTGCGGATCGATCTAAAAACCAGGAATGGCCGCGTTGCAGCGGGCGGTAATGGTGATGGGTACCTCGACGGCCTAGTTGGCCAGAACAAAATGAATCAGCCGCGCGGCGTGACTGGCATAACGGCGGGCAAATACGCTGGCTGTTTACTCATTGGCGATGAGCACAATTCCGCAATTCGCATGCTTGATCTAAAAACCGGATTACTCTCTACTCTGGCAAAAGCACCAAAAGTCCCGACTAAATTCTTTGGTGTTTATCCCGGTGATAATCAGGGCGATTTCAAAGAGGATGAAGATTTGAATCGCGCGGCTTGGGGTGCGATGACGTTCGATGCAGTACCGTTCGCAACGGCGCAATTTTGCCACCCGACGCAAATGGAAACATTGAGCGATGGTAAAACAGTTGAGTACGTTTGCCACGACACCTATCAGCTAATGCGCATTGACCTCGATGCGGGCACGATCAAATTGGTACGCAATCTACCAAAACATTACATGGGCAAGCGCCCTGAAGTGTTGCGCTACTCATGGCCAACGCTGGCGCTTGACCGGGGCGCATGGTGCGGGCCGAAGTACAAAGACGCGGCGTTTACGTGCCACTGGTACGACAACTCGGTCGCTGTGACTGCCGTAGACGGCTCTACGCTGCCCTATTGGGGCGGCTCATACGGCGCACCTGGCGGACATCCTGGCGTGCCCTTTAACGGCTATCCCAGGCTGATTGCACCGACGAGTGGCGGTATTGTCATGAGCGCGGACGGTCACCAAGGATTGTTTTTCATCACCCGTCAAGACGGCAAATGGCCAGCCTTCGATTTCGCTCGATACAAAACCGGCGAGTGGGTGTACCAATCCGAGGCTATCCGTTCGGATGGTAGGCGGCGCGCATCGCTGCAAACGTGCTTGGGCGCGGAATGGGTTTGCTACCTTGCTCAGTACAAAACAGTGAACCAATTGTCGTTGCTCACAGATGCAGAATTCAAAGATTATCTGATTGCGGAATTCGACTGCGCGGATATCGTTAATTGGGCGGATTTGCGCTATTACGCCAACTGTTGCAGCGTCTTGGACGCCTATAAAAATCGTGATCCGGCGCATGTGGGCTATCCAGTGGTTTCACCGCCACCCCAGCCGGAACCAATGACGTTAACGGATGTGTTGCCAGCGATCCAAGCAGGGCGAACCGTGCGCCGTCGTAGCGAGCCAACGGTAACGATGACGCCGGTAGACAATGTAACGGCATGGTTACCCGTCTTACCGCCTTACGAAACGCTACAAGCGGCGGTAGCAAGCGCGGTGTCTGGTAAATCAATGCAGCGTGCGGGTAGTGTGCCTCTGACTCAGGAAAACGCCGTGGCGACTGATTGGGAGGTTGTTGGAAACGCCCGCCAATAGGCCATCTGCCATTATTTGCACGATTCTAATGTGATAGCGGAAGCATTAGAATGTAAAATACTAGTAGAAATGGTCTTTTGGGACGAAGTCTATGCAACCAACGACTCCCGTTCCGGAACGCGGAAAATGGAAACCTGATCCCCCGCCGGAGGTCTCGCTAGCAATACCACGTAATCCTTTTGCGTAAATGTAATTAGACAAAAAAACAAACGCGTCGTAATAGTCCGAATTTTCGTCGAGTTTGGGGTCGGAATCCAGGCCGCGCGCTAAGATTTTTAGTTGATTGAGTGCTTCTTCTGTATCATTTTTCATAACGGTCATTTAATTTCCATTCCCAGTGTAAATACTCCAGCCGCATTCCAGGCATTTTAGGCAGTCTATCAATTTCCCTGGGCCACCGGATGACATGGTAACGATTGGTGGCCCGTCGATAAATTCTGGCGCGCCGGTTAGTGTGTTTTCGATGGCTTTGCCCGGGCGCATTTCGACCATGCATTTACGGCAAACAAATTTATTATTGTCGGCGAGGCTTTTCGTTGGTTCTGGTTTTTTAATTTGCATATCCGTCATTTTCCAATCCTCGCGCACCAATATCTTTCGGTGTGCTAGCGCTTTGGCTACCGCACGGCATTGTCAATAGTCGGGATGTGCATTAATCGAGTCGCCCCCGCCATTGCCAAAATTGCCCGAGACCCTCGGGGAAATAGTTGTCATCCGATGGCATTGTTCTGCACCATCTATCGGCGTCTTTGTCGTAACGACAAAATGTAGTGTTGGGTTCTTCAGAGAACCGCCTGAGCGACGATCTACGCTGATAAACCCCGGATAATTTTGGCCGGATACTGCCATTTTGCCAGTCGGAATATTTCATTCTAAATTCTCCCCCGCCATTGGAATGCAATACTTGTTATATCGAATGGGATCGTTGAATACGAGTAGCTATTGTTGACTTTATTGTGAAACATTATGGGATACCAATTGCCGGAAATGAATAGCCATGGGCCGACGGCGCTAGTTTCATCTCGTCTTGCCTCATAAACGCCCTTAATTTGAGGATCGGTGCCGCCATCTTGCCATGCTGAATATTTCATTCAGAGTTTCCCTCGCCATCGCCAGATGTCACCGTTTGCAATTTGCCACTTCGAAAAAGTGTTTGCCCGCTTTAAAGCTTGCTGGGTTATAAGCCAAGTATTCGTAACTTTGTCGAAATAACCATTGCCAATCACCGCCCAAGCGCCATCCCATATTGCTTGCCGCTGATACCAGCCGGAAACCTCGGGCGGAATATCGCCGTCTTGCCATTCAGAATATTTCATTTTGATTTCCTGTTTACTTGTTTTGCAATTCCGATTTATGGCTGAGGCGAATTTTCAATTCGGCTATTTCGGCGCGATGATCGATATTAACCTCTTGTAGCAGTTTACTGTATCGTTGTAGCCGCCGTATTTCGTCGGCACAAATTTGTAAAATATCAACGACTGTTTCCGCCCTAATTGAGGCGATCAATCTTTCTAGCAATTCCGCGTGGTTGTTCATTTGTCACCCTTCCGAGTCTGCCATTTTTTACCGTATTGAAGCATTTAAAATTCCCCATGCTCTCGCAACCACTCTTGGAACTTGCCCGTTTCCAAGGCATTTAAGCTTGTCCACCCTGAAGGGAAAACCGTTAACTACACGAGCGAGGCCGTTCTCCCAATCACCACTTTGCCAACTGAACCATTACCCCAAATGAGGAGGAGGCGGTGGGATGAACATCCAGTGCGTAACCTCGTCGCTAATAAATGACAGAAACTCACCTTCAGCTGGTGTTTCCCACCAGCCTTCCGGCTCGAAACAGCCCTCTTCGTTTTCGTCTACTTCCGCGTCTTCATCCCAATGTTCGGCTTGGATTGTGTACTTGGGCGCATGATGAGCAAGCGTTCTCCGTCCCAAACCGCGAGAGTTAAAATAAAAAACAATCACTTTTACGCCTGGTTTCGGTAGGCGCTCGCCCGTTGGTACCCATTCGTGGCTCATTCAAATTTTCACCTTTCTGGTATGGCATTTTTCTGCCAAAACTTTCGTTTCTCGTGGTATAGATTTGTCGTTTTTTGCGGATTTTATAGAGTAGAAATTTTGTAGCATAGAAATTTGCCTCGCGTGGTTATTGGGTTGTGTCACGGTGTTGATGCTACAAAATACGAGCAAAACAGTTGATTAAAATCAGATAAACCGTGGATTCGGTGTACGGGTTCCCGGATAACGTGCAAAACAGTAATGGGTCGCGCAGTGTTACGACTGGGCGCGACAATGATCGAATGCTCTCGACGCACTGCCGCAGCGCCGGTGACCACTGAATAACGATGGTCGCCGCGTCTTCGTTGGATTTATGTTTGGTTGATTGGAACTCGATGCCATGATCTTTGAGATTGGATACCGAACACTTTAGCAGCCCGGCGCGACGCTGGCCGGTCAGGAACGCAAATTCGCCGATTAACGCGATCTTGTATAGCCCTTCGCTCATGCCCTTTGCCATTTCGAGATAGGCTAATCGTTCATCGCGGGCAACGTCGCGCGAGCGCTTGTTTTGCGGTATGCGACGAACTCCCTTGCACGGGTTTTCCTTGATCGTTTCATCTCGCTCCATGGCTAGCTGACATACTACGGATAACAAAGTGATTTCCGTGTTGGCTCGACGTTTGGCTTTCTCTCCTCGCTTATCCCTGTACTGAGCAATGTGAGGGCGCGTGACATCCTGAAACCGCATGTGGCCAAACACCGGCAATAACTTTCCGTTTGGACGTGCGCACTCTTGATAATCTACCTGCGTGCGCAAGGCTAGTCGCTTAAACCATTGGCTATTAAAATATTCTTTGAACCAATAGACGACGGTGTTAAGTTCAGGGGTTCGGGTATTAAACTCAAACGCTTTTTTCTTAGCTGAGGCAAGGTCTCTACCAAGCGGTATCCATTTGTTATCAGGACTTAGATATCGATAGGACGTTACTCTTTTTCCGACTACCGGATGCATTCTTGGTGGCAACCCAAGCGCAATAAATTTCTTTCGGCGCGCGATCATAGCAGTGCCTCAAAATTGGGTTCCCGAACCAACGATTCGGCATGAGCAGGAGTGTCGGCGGTCTTCATTCGGTGGTTGTAATAATCTTGATCGACTTTTATTTTTCCATGGCAATCAATGGAATAACGCCAACGATTCAGGTTTAGCCAATCGGCTTGTTTAGCTCTCATATGAGTGCCAATTAAAGACCTCAGTGTAGATGATGACAAATAGTGTGCCATGTTAGCGCATGTAGGTAGCGGCTTCGGCTAGGGTGAGGGGCGCTATCATTCCTCTAGAACAGCCCAAGCGAACATTTTTGTGCGTTTCTGCCAAGGGGGAATCATGGATCGATCAAATCCTTGATATCCACGCCAGCAATCCGTTCTTCGTCGGTGATTTCACATTTATCTACGTCCCCCCGGATGTCGTTCACGTTTCCACAGAGACCGGTCACATCCCCCCGTATGTCGCTAACATCTCCCCGTATGTTGCTCACGTCTCCCCTGATGCGGCTTACGTTCCCCCAGATGCGGCTCACGTCCCCCCAGATGTCGCCATGTTGGCCGTCGACCATTACACCATTTTTGTAGTGCCACATTCTTTGCGTTATCTTGGTCAAGGCTTTTTTCATACTCCCTCTTCACGCGCAATCAATTCTTTGAGTTCGGATAAATAAATCAATTTATTTAAAAGTGCTGGCGGGTTTACGTGGTTCCAAAATTCGTTTTTAGCATCAGCAGAAGCAGAAGCAGAAGCATCAGCAGCAACATAAGCAGCAGCAGCATAAAAAGCCCTCTCTGCTTCCTTCGCCGATACTATTGTTTTCTCGATTAGCATGTTCCCCCACTCTGAGCCAAAGCCATATTTATCGGCTATCGGCTGAATTTTTGGTAAAACAATAGACCACATCCAATCTATTATTATGGCTATGCGCGTAGGCTCGTCGTCCCTTCCCGTTCCGGCAGCGTCCGGCAGTAGTGATTTCCATTCGTCGGAATTCCGCATTTCATCGGGCATGGAATCTTGTATTTGTACGATCCATCGTCCGATAACTACACTCATGCATTCGGGTATGTCATCAGTGAGTTCCCCGGTTAGAGCCAAATTAATTGCCGCGATAGAGCATGCTGCTTCTGCGGTGCCTAGACCTTTCGGCAAGTGGTGTGTCCGAACGTAATCTTGTATCTTGCTTCGCTGCTTGGCGGTAATGGTGAGTGGTTTCATTTGCGGCCTTCCTTAAATTTTCTGTTAGATCGATTTCCCTCTTCACGCGCGATCAATTCTGCAAACGTTAGCGCGAGCGCTCGGGCGTATTGTCTTTGTACGCCGATGGGGAATTCTAAAAACGCTGTGTAACCAGCGTCCCAGCCTAGTTCGTGTAAAAATTCTAGCGCCGCGTCGCTTCGCCCGTTTTTCGCAGCGCGATAGACGGCACAGCAACTAAAATCTTTCTTCGCAAATGATTTAGGATAAAAACCATCCCATAAATAAATCTCGATTGCGTTGTGGATAATGTTTGCGATTGATTGGGTCATTGAACTTTGTCCAATATTCTGTTGTTTGCAGACATCGTTTGCCAAGCCGACAATTTCGCTTCTGCAGCCGTGCGCGACCATCTGTGGTACTCGTCGGCTTCAATGGCGATTTTCATCGTGGCTAGGTGTGCGATATAGCGCGGATCGGCATAGGCTATCGCTTCTTGCGTGCCTATCGGTTTGTTATCGTGTTCCCGCATGATTTGTGCCTTGGCAACTTTTCTATATTCATCGAGATATTCCCGTTCCGCACGCGCCTTTGCTGCTTTGCGCGCGTTGTCGCGTAAATAGTCGATGGCGCGCTCAATATCGTGGTCAGAAATCATAAGTATATGATCTAAAAAGGAATATCATCCTGGAAATCATCAAACGCACCTTGACGCCCTGCCGGGCCAGTTGGCCTAGCGGTTACTTCTTTTTCTGAAGGTGCCGATTTCCCTCCTAGCATTTGCATACGGTCGGCAACGATCTCAGTCGAGTAGCGATCTTGGCCATCTTTTGTGTACTTACGCGTTTTAAACTCACCAGTAATTTGCACAAGTGAACCTTTTTTCAAATACTTTCGACAAATTTCCGCAAGGTCACCCCATACAACAACAGGTACCCATTCGGTGACCTCTATTTTCTCCTGGCTTAATTTGTCGATCCATGATTTACCAACAGCAATACGAAAATTTACGGCCTCTTTGCCTGATTTCGTATGTCTGGATATTGGATCATCGCCCAATCGCCCTATAAATACGCACAAATTTAAATCGTTAGCCATTGAGTCGCCTTTCTTTCGAATGGAAGCGAACGTGGTCGCTCGCAGTCATAATTAATAAATTCTCTGGATTGTTATTCAATTTATTTCCATCAATGTGATGAACGTGCTCACTTTTTACTAACTTTCTTTCATAAAGCCATTCAGCGATAACATCATGCAAAAGCCTGCCAGCGTGTTCACCGTTTGCAATTGATGCAGTGAATTGAAGATAACCACCGGCCACTGTCAGGCCGTTCCTCCAGTTCGCATTTTTCTTGCCAATGAGCGCGCGAAGTTTATTTTTTGATTCTTCGGAATGTTTTCTGCCAGTCGCGGACAGCCTACATTTTTCCTTAACTATCGGATTGTTTAATGCCAACTTCTTGTTTTCTGAATGAGGCCTAATCTTAGTTGAAGCGCCGCGCAAAAGCCGCAAGACGTGAACGCTTGACATTCCAAATTCTTTAGCAATTTGATTGGAGCTTTTCTTTTCTTCAAGATACATCGCCTGCAAACGAGCAATATCAATATCTAATTTCGTTGCGGCGCAACGGCGAGAGCAAAACTGTCGATGAATTCATTGGTTAATCGATAGTTTTTTTGGCTTTGGGTAATCCAATTTGCAATTACCACAAATCTTGCTTTCGACGCTAGTCATGAACACGTGCCCTTTCAGATTCAGAAAACTTTTTCAGCGCCGCCCTCACTTTAGAATCTTTAATCAGCGACCATAGCGCGACTTTTTGATCGGCGTCGAGTTCTTCCGTTTCGATCCGGTAGTACGCATCGGGTATTTTATCCATCGCAGCAAGCGATAGAACTTCGATGGCGAGGTCATTGATTACTGTTTGCACATCGACGCTTAGGGAATCAAAAACGCCAGTTGTCCCCGTTATCGGCGCGCTTGTCTTTGGTGCGGCGGCGGCGTTGCCGTCATCATCTTCGCTGGTTACGCCGACGATTGCGGCAAGGCCGTAGCGACGCGCATACGTTTGCGCTGATCCAAACCCTTGCGCATCTTGTTTGTTGGCCGGGACTTCGATTAGTCCATCGATCCATTCGCCGCTTGAGTGGATAAGCGTACTACGCAGCGATATCCCGCGCTCACACGGTTCGTTCGTTTGCACCACGCACAGGTTATTTTTTGCCAATTCGTCCCGGCACGCATTCCAAACCTCAGTTAAGTCCGCATAGCGACTTTTAAAATGTGGGTTCAACGATGTTTTTTTTGCTCCAGCAATCTGAGCCTGAACGATAGACAATGCCTTTGCTAAATTGCCGATAGATTCACTTTTTGACATTTTTCCCTCTTAATGATTGCGGTATTAATAGTTCTGATTCCAAAAATTCAGCGTCACGAACCGTAGTTGTGCCGGTTCGAACACGGTCAATCACATCGATTACGTTAAACAGTAATGCGTCAGAATCGGCATTGGTCGGGTGACTGTCTTTCGCTGCATTAGTCATCGCGATGCTCCAAATCGTGTTCGGCTTTTTCGTTAGCGTAGTTTTTGATAAAGACGCGGGCATGCAAATACACGGATCGGGTAAAAGCAATCTTGTCGTCGATATCGCCGCGTTCGGCTTTTATGGCTTCGTTCAGGATCAAAATCAGCGCCGCTGCAATTTTGTCTTCATTGGCCACAAAAATAGCGTCCATGCAATCGGTTTCGCATTCGTTCTCGTATCGGATAATTTGCGCCGCGACAAATTCGGCACGCTCGAATTCTTCGTCGTATCGAGCAACACAGGTGTCAACATCGAAATCTTGTCCGCTCATTTCTTCTCCAATGCTCGCAATATCGTCTTTCTCGTAGCGTCGGCTTGTTTATCGCTTGAGCAAGAAAGAAACAAACTAAGTATTGCGTTTTGGCAGAGCGCCAAATTGAGGGCGACTTTTTCGCTGGCCAATTCTGCGATGACAATGTGGCTGCACCGGTTGGAAAAACTCACGTCAAATGTGTCGGAATAACCCGGCTCATTTTCCATGACCTCGAAACTGCCGTCTTGATTGCAGTGAATCATTTCTTTGATCATGATCGATACTCAAATTTCTTAAGGCCGGTCTTTTGTGCTAGCACTTCTTCACCGGCGAGAGCCTTGCCCAAGCGGTGCATACGTTGACGCAGGAGCGCGACTTTTGCGGCGCGGCTGTCATAGGCTTCGGCAAATCGTTGCGCTAGTTCGGCGGTTTGTGGCCTTGTTTGGCGCAATGCTTCTACGTTCATTGGTTCTTGCTCTACTTTGAGCAACTCTATTAAGTCCCGCATGTCAGCCCTTTCAAATCAAAGTTGCCTTCGCTTCCACTTTCACCGCCATCCGGCTAGTTCCGGGTTCGCTATTTATCATGTGCGCTTGGGTGGTCGGCTGACTTATTGGCCAGCGTTAAGTAATTGTATGTCCTAAAGGTCAGTTATGTCAAGTACAAAAAGACATATCTAGCACGAACGAAAGCGTTGCTTGGTTCAGCGGTTAACTTGCTAGGGTAAGGCTATTGAGTGTTGCAGTTGAGGGTATTGCCCAGCATGTAGCACTGAGTATGCATAGGCGTATTCCGATGCTGGCGATTACGCATAGCCATTTCTCGCGCCTGTCCGGCCTCATGCGATTGTCGTTGATATTCAGACATTATTCGGCTTAATTCTGCACGTTCGTGTGAGGTCATGGGGTGTGAAGCGCATGCGCAAAGAGTGGAGACTAACAACAGCATGATTGTTTTTTTCATTTTGTCTTCTCGAAAAGTTTGGCGGTTTCTAATAATTTTTTATAAAGCAGCAGTTCTTTTTCACTGATTGGCACAAGCACCGGCGGGTTTTTGGGGTCAAGGTTCTCAACTAACAATTGCCATGCCTGCAACCCAAACCCCATCGCGAGTTTAGCAAGCGTGTCAATTCCGGTTTCCTGCTCATTTCTAATGATGCGACTGATTTTCTTTTGCGATAACCCGGAAGCCTTCGCAATTTCGGCTTGGGTTTTCCCTGCATTACCGTTGTCGCGTAACGCTAGCATGTTTTCAGCAAGAATCTCACTGGGCATTTTTATTATTTCCATTAATAAATAATAGGTTAAAACAAGTTTCTTTTGGTACATGTTAACAATGTCATTTCGTACTTGACAACGACAGTACCAAAGGACATACTAGGCGCATGGACTATGAAATCAAGTTGAAACTCGTTAAAGAACGTTTGGAAAAGCGGCGCGGAGATTGGGCAAAAATATGCCGAAACAGCGGCTTTTCGATTAATACCCTGCAAGGGATGCTCAGGAAATACAAAGAACCGCGTCCTAGCACTGTTGACCGTATTTTTAATGCTTTGCGTGATTATTAAGTAATTCGCTTGCAGTGTATCTCCCCCAATGCACGAACTCTTGTCCCGTAGTTGGCGAGAAACGGGGCACCTAATCCCAGGCGTTTAGGCTTGAGAGAGTTGAACTTGTAGTGGAAATTCCCAGCGGCTGACCCCTGGGCGAATTAGATGGAAATTGAGAGGTGCTGGTAATGATGAATCAAACGCATTTTGATACGTTTTGTATCTTCCTGTCGCGCGAGTGGCTATTTCGCATAGCTGCCTGCCAAGCCATCTCTAATTCCCCCCCTATTTGCATCAATCGATTTCCTCCTACCCACGGTAGACCAGCCCTCTCTGGTGGGTTTTCCTGCTTCGTGCGGGATTTTTATTCGTAAGAAGGTAAGCATGATCATCACAACTTATCTGATCGCGGCGTTTGTGCTAGCGGTGTTTACTGGCGCTGTCATCCGTCGACACAATGGCGACGATTAAAGGTTAGGCGTAATGCGTTCACACAGGTAACGGTAACCAGAACGTTTGGGTGTGGGTGGTACTGAGGCTAGAAGTGGACACAGCCTCGAGGTGGAAGCGAAATAGTTAGAGCCTGTCCGGGGCGGCGTATCAGCCGTAAAAGTCTGACTAAGAATGGCCGGTGATACCTGAGCCATTTGCCCGTTACGCGTCGAATAACGACGTGGAACGACATGCTTGGAAAAGGGTAAGGGGAAGCTTTGCCCATTTTCTCCGAGATTCAACATGGAACCTTACCTAACTACAAGAGGTAAAGATGTTTGAAGCATTACAGATCACTGCTTTAAATACCAGGGCGCATTTTCCTTTTCCGGGGAAAAATTAATGTTCAGCGAAGAAAAATTAGAACGGATATTGGTCGCAACGCTGCGATCGGAAATGCCGTCCATGCTAGAGCAATACGTGCGGCAAGCGGTGCGAATGGAGATCGAATTACTCCTAGAAAACGGCACGTTAAAGAGCGGCGCAATGAGCAGCACCGAGCGATCTAGGAGATCAAGTGCTAATAAGCACGCGGGCATTGCAACGAAAAACGTTGCAAAAGTAAGCGCGGCGGAAACCTGGGCAAGCTATTCCAACGCCTATTTTGCCGTGTACGGCTCAGAACCCGTGCGCAATGCAATGGTTAATACACAGATGGCGAACTTCGTAAAGCGGGTAGGCGCGGTCGAATCACCCTTTATTGCGGCGTTTTTCCTGACGCACCGCAACACATTCTATGTTCAAAAGGGGCACGCGGTCGGCTTGTTATTGGCCGACGCGGAAAAGCTGCGCACGGAATGGGCAACAAACAAACAGATGACGCAAACGGCGGCGAACCAAATTGACAAGCATGCAGCAAACGGTTCGTCGGTTGATCGGGTAATCCAAATGATGCGAGAGCGAGATAAAAAAAATGAGAGAGAAATTAATACAAGGGATATCGATAACTGCTGAACTCTGTGGGCGGACATTGAGCGATCCAGCGCTGTTTGCGTTTGCCGATTCGTTGGCGAAATACGATCCGATCCAGGTTCTAAAGGCACTGGAAAAGTGTAAGCAAGGCTTATCCGGGCCATTTACCCTACCGGCAGTTATTTCTCGCATCGATGATGGCAGACCGGGCGCGGAAGAGGCTTGGACAACCTGCCCGCACAGCGAAGCCGAAACCGCCGTTTGGACGAGGGAAGCACAGAAAGCCTTTTTTAGCGGCGCTTGTGACTTGCTGGAATCGGGCGACGTGATTGCGGCACGAATGGCGTTTAAAGAAGCCTACGAGCGGATTGTGCGCGATGCGCGCGCCGATCAACAGGCGTGTGCGTGGATAGTAAGCCAAGGCTGGGACTTGGCCGACAGGCAACGCAAATTGTCAGAGGCAGTAACGTTAGGGCGGATCGCATTGCCTGCGGCTATCGCGGTTTGCCCATTGCTTGACTACCACAAACCCGCGCAAGCGCTGGTAGTCGCATGAGCGATCTATCACTGAGCAAAGCCCATCGCCATAGCCAACTTTAATAGCGTGATGGCGGGCTTCCCAGCGGACGAAATCGATATTATCAAGGGACTGTATCGGCAAAACCCGCAATCGTGGCGGGCATTGTTTGGGATCTTGGCTGGCGAAATATCAACGCCGATGAGAGACGAAACGGCTTTTGTCCCGATTACACCCGATTCTTACCCCTCCAAAACCTACCAAAAAAGGCGAGCATGAGCGTCCTCACCAAATGCGCTGGCACTGACTGCCAGGTTAAAGATGCGTGTTGGCGCTACGTCTCGCCAGCTGGCATGTATCAATACGTTTGGGCGTTTTACGCCACCGACTCATTCATGCGGGAAAACGGTTGCGAATACATGCAGCCATTGCCACGCAATGATTCGGGTTTGAAGAAGGAGGCATGAAATGAATCTACTCGATACCACCATACCGGCCGAATATTTAGGTCTACCCGCGCGGCAAGTGGGCTATGTTCCCGAACGATTGCGGTCTAAAACGCCCAAAAAACCGCCCAAGACATCAAATTTCACGCAGCGTTTGACCGCAACCCAGGCCGCACAAATCAAAAAGCTGCGCGATAAAGGCAAAACGTACGCCGATATTGTGCTGATTACCGGCCTCACGTTCGGCCAAGTCAACTATGCGTGTCGAACGAAAACGTTCAAACGCCTAGTGCTGTTTGGCACATGCGAGCGTTGCGGCACAAAAAAGAGGCAAGCGCGTAGCGAGCTAGAAACGTTCCGGTTTTGCTCGAATGCGTGCCGATATAAAAAGGCGGGCTGATCGATGGCGCGTAGTCGCGAAGAACATTTAACCCAAGTCGCGTTTGTCCAATGGTGCGCCTGGAACAAAAAAAAGTACCCCGCGCTGGATTTGGGGTATGCCATTGCTAACGGCGGTGCCCGGAATGTGATTGTTGGCGCGATGCTGAAAAAAGAAGGCGTGCGCAAAGGCGTGCCGGATTGGTGTTTGCCGGTGCCAAGCAAGGGATTCGGGGCGCTTTACATCGAGTTCAAGGCCAAAAAAGGCATCGTTCGAACGGAGCAATTTGATTTTCTGCGATTATTGACCGAATACGGCAATAAGGCGGCGATTTGCCGATCCTGTGATGAGGCGGCGAATGTGGTTAAGGAATATTTAGACGATGTCTAAAATTTCGTTGATCGAGGCCCGCGTTTAGGATTGCTTATTATCACGGTAGTAGCTGGGATAATGTACGCACCGCCTACTTTTTGCGCGCCCGGAATACGCCCCAGCTTGCACAGCACGGATATTCTAGAGGCGCAAAGACCGCACTGAGCGGCGAATTCCTTGGTTGATAGGTAATGGGTCATTGTTGGCATTAAAAAACAGTGAGGTCTTGAGAAATGACATAGCGGCAATCCCCAAAATCGAGAACGGAAATGCTCTTGCGCTGGTCGCCTTTTCGAACTTGAACGTTTTCCCAGGAAACGAATGGCATGTTTGCGATTTCGCCGCGCTTCATGGCTGATCGTTCGTTCCAGGTCGCGCTCGATTCGATCCAGTTTTCAATTGTTTCCTGAGTTTCAACCGCTTCATGCATCCATGCGCCACCGTCCCACTCGGAATAGTAAATTTCGCCATTGGTAGCCACACATAAATCGGCGAGTTTTTCTGTGATATTTTTGCTCATTTTTTCTCCGGTCGCCTACTCACCGGCGCGGGTGTGTATGACTGATGTCATGTTGTAACTATAGAGATATATAGATAGTATGTCAAGAACTATTTAAACAAATAATTAAAATAAATTAGCTGATTTCACGATAAAAAGTTCGCCTAGCGAACAAATAGCGTTTGACAAAAACACTATATGTAGTACATTCAGGGCTTCGCAACTACTATATGTTGTGGTTTATGAATATGGTTTCGGTAAATGTTCGCCTAGCGAACAAATTCAAATCGTTAGAGTTGCGGCGCAATGCCGTTTAAACCTGGGCAGTCCGGTAACCCCGCGGGGGGACTGGCTAAGAAGCCATTTCTCGATAATTTGAAGCGGGCGATTGCTCAGAATAATGGTGAGAAGGTACGGGAAGCGGCGGAGAAGTTGCTTGACCTTGCTGCATTGGGCGAGCCTTGGGCAGTCAAGGAGTTGGCGGATCGATTAGACGGCAAAGCCGCGCAGTCTGTGCAGCTATCCGGCGATGAGGAAAACCCGCTGACATTCCGCGAAGTGATTCGGAAAATCATCGAGTGACATCGATGACGATTGAGACCAGCAAGGTTTTCCGGCCGCTACTCAATCCGGCGCGGTATAAAGGTGCGCATGGCGGGCGTGGTAGTGGCAAGTCACATTTTTTTGCAGACCTGTGGCTGGAAGAAAACATACGCGGCAAACTCGATTGCGTTTGTCTGCGCGAAATCCTCAAGTCGCTCGAATTCTCCGTTAAAAAGTTGCTCGAATCAAAAATAGAGAATTACAACGCCGGTAGCTATTTTGAGGTGCAGGATAAGCGCATCTTTAGCAAAACCGGTGGCACGACGATATTTCAGGGCATGCAAAACCACACTGCAGAGTCGATTAAATCGCTCGAAGGCTTTGATAGGGCGTGGTTTGCGGAAGCGCAGAATGCTAGTCAATTTTCTCTAGATTTACTCCGACCCACTATTCGCAAGCAAAATTCAGAATTGTGGTTCGACTGGAATCCCAATTCAAAAACTGATCCGATTGACCAGCTACTGCGCGGCGATAAACTCCCGCCGGATGCTGTTGTGGTACAGGCTAATTATAGCGATAACAAACGTCTGCCGGATGTGCTAAAGGCCGAACTGGAGTACGACCGCAAGCGCGATCCGGATAAATTCGCCTGGATATGGGACGGGCAATATCGGGGACAGTCCGAGTCGCGCATCTTTAAAAATTGGATCGTCGAGGAGTTCGAACGTCCGCCGGGAACTGTCTATCGGCTGGGGGCGGATTGGGGATACTCCGTTGATCCTAGCGTGTTGATACGCGCGTCCATTGATGGCAATCGCCTGTACGTCGACTATGAGGCCTACATGGTCGGCTGTGAGATATTTAATCTCCCTGAACTATTTGATCGCGTGCCCGAATCACGAAAATGGTTTTGCCGTGCCGATAGCGCTCGCCCGGAAACGATTAGTTACATGATCAAGCACGGTTACCCGAAGATGCAGGCAGCGCAGAAAGGTGCGGGTAGCATCGATGAGGGTATCGCATTCCTGCAATCGTTTGAGATCGTGGTACACCCGCGTTGTACGCATCTGATCGATGAGCTATCAACCTATTCCTACAAGATTGATAAGCTGACGGAAGAAATTTTGCCAATCGTAGAAGACAAAAACAATCACGTAATTGATGGACTGCGTTATGCCTGTGAAGGCGCGCGATTGGCGGGTAAGACTGCTCCTATTTACGATTTTACTAAATCAGCCGCGCAAGGTGCGTACCTATGAGTGACATTTTAGAAGACGCACAAAAGTTGTTCGTTCAATCCATGGAGGCAATGAGCGACCAGCGTCGGCAGATCGAAGAAGATTTGCGCTTTAGCGATCCGTCTGACCCGCAACAATGGGAAGAGGATATCAAGCGCCAGCGTGAAAACGATCCTGGCGGTAAACGTCCGTGCCTTGTGCACGATCAAACTGGGCAATACGTGGCTAATGTGGCCGGGCAAGTCGAGAAAACACCGCCGAGTATTCATGCTATCCCGGTAGGCGGATCGGCTGATAAGCAAGCCGCCGAACAGATGGACGGACGATTTCGCCACATCGAACATGAGTCACGCGCAATGCAGCATTACCAGCGCGCGCTAACCAATGCGGCACGTGTCGGCGTTGGCTATCTCACGGTTCGCCCTGAGTATCTTGATCGATCACTGAACTATCAAGAACCGCGTATCAGCAGCGAGTCGGACGTGTTAAGAGTGGTTGTCGATCCATGGTCTAACGAAATGGACGGTTCCGATATGGATTTCGGGTACGTTCTAACCGCGATGTCCATATCCAAATTCCAAAAGCGCTGGCCGAATGCCGAGGTACGCGACTTTGGTGATCTAACTGCTACACGACGCAGTGATGATCGTAAGTCGATATTAGTTGCCGAGCAGTGGGTTAAGGAAACCAAAGAACGCCCGATGCTGGTCTATGTAGACCAATCCGGAGAGGAAGTCTCCGGCACAGAGTCGGAATACATGCACATGTGCGAGCGATTAGGTGTGAAATTACCTATTTTGCACAGCAAAAAGGACAAATATTCGTGTGTTAAGTGGCGCATGATGTCTGGCGCTACCGTGCTGGAAACGTTCAAAGACGCGGAAGGGCGCGAAGCGGAATGGCCATCTGAGTACATTGGCATTGTGCCGGTGTATGGTTATGTTGGTTACGCCGATGGCCGGTTAACGTATTGTGGTATACCGCGTCGCGCTAGAGCCTCACAGCAAGCCTACAACTATCATCGCAGCGAGATGTTGTCGCACATAGGGACAGCGCCTAAATCCCCGTGGATAGCCTCTGTCCGTGCGATTTCCGGACTAGAACCATTATGGGATAGGGCAAGCGTTGATTCTCGTTCCTATTTACCCTATCACGATCAGGATGCTCAGGGTGTTGCTATTCCCGCACCGCATCGCACGCCGCTATCCATGGATTTGCGTAACCACTCCCAAGAAGCGGAGCAGGCGCTAAGGGATTTGCAAGCCAGCATTGGCATGTACCAAGCCAACATTGGGGCGCAAAGTAATGTCGTTTCCGGTGTGGCCTACGATGCTCAAAAGCAGCAAGGTGAGGCCTCTACCGCACACTTCCCAAGCCATTTGTCGGCAAGCCTCGGGCAAGTCGGGCGCATTGTCATGCAAATGGACGCTAAGTTGTCCGATACCAGGCGTAAACAGCCGATTATTGGTATTGATCAGTCACCCGGTCATGTGTTCGTCGACCCGGAACAGCAAGAGGCGTTTAGTCGTACACCGGATGGTGTTGTGATCAATCCGAACGTTGGCAAATATGGTGTGCGTGTTGTGGTTGGTGCCAGTTACGCCACGCAGCGCAAAGAGACTAATTCATCGTTCACCGAAATGATGCGCGCTAACCCGGCGATGGCCCCGATTATTGCGCCATTCTGGGCACAGACCCTTGATTTCCCTGGATCGGATAAGTTCGCGCAAGCCGTTGCAGCAATGGCCCCGCCTCCTGTTAAGGCGATTCTGCAACCCGAAGGTTCTGACCAGAAGGTTGATCCGGCAGCAATGGCACAACAGGTGCAACAACTCCAGCAAGCCTTGCAAGAAGCGATCCAGCACGCGCAAGACGCCCAGCAAGATGCGGATATGGCGATTGCAGGCATGGCCGATGCCAAGCGTCTGGCCGAGGTACGCGAGCGTGAGAACGATATCAAAGCCTACGATGCCGAGACTAAACGACTAAGCATTGTCGGCGCTAACGAACAACAGATACAAGCCGTTACGCAAGATTTGATCGAGCAAATACTGCGTAATCCGACGCCGTTACCGGGCGATATGCTTGATGAGCAAGGCAATGTGATTAGCGCAATGCCGCAACAACCTGAGCCGCAACAACCCGACCCCGTTGCCGAGGAATTGCCGCAAGAACCGGTGCCGAACTTGGAAATGCAAGCGTTGTTGGACAATCAAAACATGCTGGCGTCTGCCATGGCGAAACTCATCGAAATCGCTGACAAGCCGCGCAAGCGAACCGCCGTTCGCGATCCACAAACACGAGAGTTATTGCACGTTTTAGAGTCGGTAGATATGGGCGAAACACAATGAATAACCAGGAGATGCAAGCGCTACTGCGTGGTCAATCAATGCTTGCCGAGATGTTAAAGAAATTAGTTGAAATTACGATTAAGCCGCGCAAGCGAACCGCGATTCGCGATCCTAAGACTCGCGAATTACTACACGTTTTAGAGTCCAATGAATCCAACGAACAATCTGATCAAGGAATGCCATTATGAGCAATATCGTCCACGGTGAATATACCGTCACACATTTACGTCCAGACCCCACTAAGTTAAGCGAGTTTATGCCGCTATGGGACGCTCGCAATGCGGCAATTGAGGTAGGCGATAAAGCCGAGGAATTGCGGCTGACTAGCGAAATGCGAGTCTATCAAATTGAGGTCGGTGAAACCGAAACATTCCCTAATTTGGTAACGAACGTCGGCAAAAATGACATCTTGGACAAGTACCTAAAAGGCGCTACGTATACGCAAACCATTCGCATGGGCTTAAAGGGTACGGGTGCCGCGGCGGGTGCCGATACACAAGCCTCTCATGCTGCATGGCTAGAGCAAGGATTAGCGAATGCGCCTACCTATACCGGCAACCGCAAGGATGTCACGATGGGCAATGCCGCGTCACAGGTATCCACTAGTCCGACGCAAGCGTTTGCCATTACCTCAACCGGTACGGTATTCGGCTGTTTCATCAATAATGGCGGGAGTGCGACTAAGGATGACACTACCGGCGTACTGTTTTCGGCGGGCGACTTTACCGGCGGTTCTCGCGCGGTGGTTAACCTGGATACGCTCAACGTGGTTTACACGTTAACGGCGGCTTAACACTAACAAGGCGGGCGCAATATGGCAATTACAACATTTGACCCTGGTTTTATTGCGTCGGCAAAGCAATATGTGGCGATTTCAAAAACGGGCTCAAGAACCACCGTTGCGGCGGGTTCTACGGGGCTGCTAGATATTGCTGGCGCACCTGGCGCTGGCGTGCTTGCCGGGACATCAACCACAACAGGCGTCGTTCCTACCGATGCCACGGCGGGCTGTCCTACTATCAACGCTTTTGGTGGTGGCGCAACGGGCTATTTAGCGCAGATTGGATATGGCTCAACCGTAGCGTGTCGATTGAGATTGTTTGATCTGCTATGGAAGGGCGGGGCTTACGCATTTAACGTCAATACCAGCGGCAATACGCCAAATTCTTTTTCGAGCAGGGTTCCGGGTGGCACGGATTTTACTGATACACAACTATGGCTTGAGCAAGTAACGGCGGGTACGGGCGTACAAAACGTTAACGTCACCTATACCAATCAAGCGGGAACAGCAGGTCGATCAACCGGGACAGTTGCCGCGCCAGCAGCGTTGATTTTGGGGCGTATGTTCCAATTGCCGTTGCAATCCGGTGATACCGGTGTGCAAGGTGTCACGGGCGTAGTTGGCTCTGTGGCAAGCGTTGGTACGTTTAATATACTAGTCGTGCGGCCAATATGGTCAGGTCGGGTAATGATTGCGAATCATGGTGATGTCCACGACTTGGCGCGGACAGGGATGCCAATCATTTACGCCGATAGCGCTCTATTTTTAATGAGTGTAACCGACGCTACAAGTACGGGTGTAATCGATGTCGAGTTAGTTGTCGCGAACGGCTAACTAGATGTATCGCTATCGTCATCCCTTTGTCGGTAGAATAAATTTTCCGTTAATCGCGTCGCGGCTTAGGTTCCCCATTGGGGATTCTGGGCCGGTTGTCGAAACCCTGGTATTTTCGCCTGTTACGGGTGATTCGGCAACCGCCGAGACGGTCACCTTTACGGACGCGCAATCGGCGAGCGTTGTCTTTAACAGTACCCGTGCCGAATCGGTCACCTTTACCGATAGCCAAGCGGCAACCCTAGTCATCAGCAGTACCGAAGCCGAGACAGTTACCTTTACTGACTCGCAGAATGCCGCGACAGTAAGAGCGGGCGCGACCGCTGAATCAATCACCTTCACCGACTCGCAAGACGGCACGGTACCAGCTGGCACGTCGCAGAATGACGAAACAGTAACGTTCACCGATGCGCAGTCGGCGAGCGTTGTTTATCCCGTTGCCCGTGCTGAATCGATAACGTTCACTGATTCTCAGTCAACCGGCCTGGTCACGTCCGGGCAACGTAACGAGTCAGTCACCTTTACCGATGCGCAGTCCAGTATCGCGGTTTTTGCCTCAACCGAGAATGAATCGGTCACGTTTACCGATGCGCAATCCGCGTCATTCGTTGCCAGCGTTACCCGCGATGAAACCGTTGCATTCTCCGATTCGCAAGATGCAAGCGTTGTATCGGGTACCACGCCGACCGTTAGCGAGTCACTATCGTTTACTGATAGTCAAGATGCCAGCGTTGTACCGGGTGTTGATCCGTTTGTTATCGCTTTTGGTGGTGGTAATGCCAAGCGCGATAAATTGGCTAAGAAGCTGATTGATGACGAACGTAAACGCCTAGAAGATGAGCAGCATTCGCAAATAGAAGCGATTGCTATCGAGCAGGCAATCCACGATGCGCAGCACAAGGTTGTTGGTTACAAGACAGTCACGCTGGAACACATCATCGGCAAGAAGGCCAGCGCCATGATGAATATCAGCCAGAAGCGCGACCTGGAAGAAAAGATTCAACGGATTCAGCGCAAGCAACAAATGACGCGCGATGACGAGGAATTGATGATGCTCTATTGATTTTACTAACGCGCGAGAGCGCATAACAAGGAAAGCCATGAACGAAGAAACCAGCATTGCCAATCAAGCACCGGCGGCGAGCGAAGATAACACTACCGCTAACGCTAATCCTGAAGCCCTAAAACCGGAAGCGGATCAAGTAACCGAAGACGGCAGCGAACCGGCGCAAGTAAAAGCAGAACCGGAAGCCAAACCCGAGAAAACACCCGAACAGCGCGAGTTGGATAAACTGCGTCGGCGTATCGATAAAGTCACACGTGATAAATATGATTTAAAAGCGCGCTTGGATAGCTTGCAACCGCCAGAAAATCGTGATAGCGTGGGCACTGTCGCTAGTGACAGTGAACCACTGTCTTTAACTCGTGAGCAATGGCAAGAAGTAATGAAAGCCGAAGCCGAGCATGAAAGACGGGCGAGTGTCGTAAAGTCGCTGGAAGACAGTCTAGGCAAAGAAAAGTTCGACGAAGTGTCATCTGAATTGGCTGATGCATTCGACGGGCTTGTTGACAGCAGAGGCGTGCCAAAGCCGATTGTAGATGCCTTATTCGAGGCGGATGATCCGGTTAAGTTGGCGGCTTTCTTAGCTGACCCTGACAACCTAGACGAGTCGGAACGTCTAGCAAAGTGTTCACCTGTTCAGCTTGGCCGAGAAGTTGCCAAGCTTGAAATGAAGCTTGCAGCACAGTCCGCAAAACCCAAACCATCTAAAGCTCCTGCACCGCTTGAACCATTGCGTGGACAGGGAAACATTAATTCCGTTCCTGACCCCATTAAGTACGAAAAAGAGTACCGAAAATGGGCAAACGAGCAGGAACGTAAAGCGTCGTAAGACGCATCATAGGAAACTATCATGGCTAATGCCTTAGTAACAAGCGCTATCGTAACAAACGAAGTATTGCGCATTGCTCATAATGCCAGCGCGTTTTTAGGTAATGTGAACAGTGATTTTGAAGACGGCTGGACAGGTAAGCATAAAACCGGATCGACTTTAAAAGCGCGTGGGCCGGTGCAATTTACGCATCGTTCCGGTGAAGTCGCGAACATACAGGACGTGACTGAGCGTAGCGTAGACGTGCCGCTGCAACCCCTTCTGGGCATTGATTTTGCCGTCGGCTCTACTGAACTGGCAAGCTCAATCGGCAGTAATGGCACGGTAGAACCGGCTTTTAAAGAGCGCTATCTAAAGCCTGCTGGTTTGAAGATTGCGGCGATACTGGATTTCAGTTTAGCAACGATCATGAAAAACGGCTTTCATCAAATCGTCGGCACGCCGGGTACACCACCGGCCACGATTGCCGACATTCTGAACGCTCAAGTTCCTATGGATCGTATGAGCGTACCGCGTGACGGTAATCGTATGGCGGCTATCGAGCCAGGTGCGAATGCAACCATTGTTGCTGGCTTGGCGACGCTGTTTAACAGTCAAAGCGTGCTGGGCGAGCAATACAAGACGGGTGTAATCAAGACCGGTATCGGCCTTGACTTTGCCATGTCGCAAAACGTTCCTGCTCACACTGTTGGCCCATTGGGCGGCACGCCGTTAGTTAATGGCGCTAACCAAGGCTTAATCAATGCCGGTGCGACCGATAACCCTTATTCTGCAACCACGTCGTTGGTTACGGATGGTTGGACAGCAGCGGCAGCGGCGCGTTTGAATCAGGGCGATACGTTCACCATTGCCAGCGTGTTTTCGGTTAATCCGGAAACCAAGGTGTCAACCGGTGTACTGCAATCGTTCGTAGTCACGGCGGCGGTATCAAGTGATGGCGCGGGTAATGCCACGATCATCGTTTCCCCGGCGATTATTGCCGGTGGCGCTTACCAAAATGTGACGGCAAGACCGGCGGATAACGTCGCGCTTACCATTACCAGCGGTGCGGCGAATACCACTTACACGCAGAATGTTATCTGGCACAAAGACGCTGTCGTATTTTGTTCCCCGAAGCAAGAATTGCCGGGTGGGATGGATATGGCTTATCAAGCGTCAATGGCCGATGAAGGCGGTATCTCGCTACGTTTTGTGCGCGGTTACGACATTACCAACAACCGCTATATCAGTCGTTTTGATGTGTTATGGGGTGCGGCGGTGGTATTGCCTAACTTCGGTGTACGACGTACTAACTAAAGTCCTTTTGGGGGAGCCTTCGGGTTCCCCTTTTTTTAAGGGTATGGCATGCGCGCAATACAAATTATCACTGACGCTTATCGACGCTGTAACCGGTTAAGTCCAGGCGAGGTACTTAATGCCGACGATGCGGCGATGGCCTTTGATGAACTCAATTTGCTGGTTGATCAATGGC